TCCGCAAATGCCGACGATACGTTTTCGATACCTTCAGAGAGGCTAATCGACCCCGGACACCGCATCCACCGATGCGCTCCGCTTGCTCCGAACCTGCTGTGCGCTGCCATCTTTTTCTCCGTCCACGATTTCACTGACTAACTTGGCTTTACGCACTAGCACCCTAGTCACATCTTCGTCAACTGACTTTTTCAATACACACAGGGAAGCGTGGACCATAACGGTCTGCCCGCCCCGATATGAGCGGGCTATGGCTTGTTCGTTGAGCGCGGGTGTCCACGCAGGTTCTGCGATGAACACACGGTCCGCCACTTGCAGATTGAGCCCAGTGCCTGCGGCTTGGATTTGCCCGATGAACACTTTGCACTTCGGATCTTGGTGGAAGGTTTTGAGCGCAGTCTCGCGTTGCGACGGGGTCATTCCACCTTGATAAAGGACCGGCCCATTAAACCGCAGCGCGTCAAATATCTCCTGCCCGACATCGGTATGCTGGAAGAAGACCAGCACTTTACTGTCACCACCGGACCAGATGTAGTTTTGAACCGCTTCCGCAACCGCTTTCGCTTTAGCCAAACCAATCCTACGGCGGAGAGTAGACAAAGGAACTGATAGCGCAGTGATTGCAGTGATATCATTGTTGTCATCCCGTAGCAGGCGTTCCAACTCTTCCAGCGCGTCCATTGGCACGTCGGTCAGGTCAATGTCGCGCGGCTCTACGACGAACGTGTCCACCAGCAACGGCGGCAAATCTTTCAGCACGTCCTTCTTCCGCAGGCGGGACATTGTCGGGCCCAGCTTCTGCCGCAGTTCGTCCAGATTTTTCACACCAAAGATTTTCGGCCCGTAGGGGGTGTCAATATATTGACAGTAGCGTTCGATCCAATGCGAGAGCGTGCGGCAATCGCCTTTGGCTTCCGGGAACAACCGGCTGACGTGCGTCCAGATCTCGCTAGGATCATTCATTATCGGCGTGCCGGTCGCCACCCACACACGCTTGGCTTTGCGAAACAACGCACCCGCGCTATCCGCCTTGAAACCATACACAGCCCGCGTCCGCTTGGCCGACGGTGTCTTGAGCATGTGACCTTCGTCTAAGACCAAGCTATCCCATTCGGCTGCAAAAAGTTGCCGCCAAACAGGCGGCGTAGCCATCAGATCGTATGAACAGATGACTAACGTCGCATCCGGGCGCAGTTTGTCCTTGCCGTTCCTGAGAACCTGTACAGCTTCCTGTACACGTGCGCCGTAACGCACCGCCTCTTCAGCGACTTGGAACCGGATTGCAGCCGGACAGATATAAAGCTGCCGCCCGTCCTTCCCCGCCTCCAGCAATGGTCGGGTCTTCCCGCAACCGGGCTCCCATGCGAGAAGAAAATGCCCGCTTCTCAGAGCGGGCATTACTTCAGCTTGGTGTTTCCAAAGGTTCAATTCAAAACCCCAGTGTCCATGTTGGCGAGGTCTTCGACCACCAATTTCTGCGCCACGGCCAACAGGGTCAGGGCGATTGGCGCGAGCATTTCCTCATCGCCATAAATATGGAATGAGCTGTTGTCGTGAGAGATCCCGATTAACAGTGCGTGGGTGAGGTTCGCGTCTTCGGCCCGCTCGAAAATCGGTTCTAGGTCAACGGCCATTCTCTAACTCCATGATGCGTAGCAGTCGTTCCGTAGCGATCTGCTGGTAGGTTTCTCTGACTGCCCGTTCGACCGCGAGTTCCGCCTGCGCGGAAACCCACAACGACCGATAATCTACGTCACCGCTTTCCGTTGTCGGAAGCAACGACGAGTTCTCCTCTAGGGGGGTTGAGCATGTAAGCGATGCCCGACATAGCGGTGAGGAGATGGGTTCTAGCGTGACGATCTCTGGCATTGTCAACGGCTCTGGATAAGGCAACCAAGGATGATGCCATTTGTGCCAGTTCGGAAGGCTGGAATGGCGGGACTTCGTCAACGAAATCTTCCTCTTCGTCCATTAGCACTTCACTCCTTCTGGTAGCGGCAGGCCGTACTTCTTTGCGTGCGTGCGAACGCCGTGCAGCACGGTTGTATGGTCGCGGTCGAAGTAGCGCCCTATTCTGGCGTAACTCCAGCCCTTCTCCATGACACAGCGATAAAACAATTCGTGCCGGGCGAAGACTAATGGCCGACACCGACTGTCTTGCAGCATCAGCGTCGGCGGCACGGAGTATTTCTCCGCCACTTCTTGGATTAACCTATTTATGTTGATCGTTGTCGAGATCTTGGGGACGTTGTCCCAGCGCGCCATCTCGCGCTGCACCCATTCCTTAATTGCTTCGGAACGGTTCTCGAAATCAGACTTCCGCTTTTCGACCACTTCCGGCACTGGCTCAGGCGCGGGCGCAGGCAGCATGACCACTGGCGCGGCCACAATGGGCTTCCCCTCCAGACGGGCGCGGACTTCCTTGTAGTGTTTAACGAGCTTTGACTGGGCGACCGACATTTTTCACCTTTTCTGAGTTTTCCACAGCTTTTTCTTTTTCTACGAACGCGCCGCACCAATCCACTGGCTGCACGCGCGGCCAGCCTAGTTGCCCGGCTGGCGGGACCGCGCGACAGATGCCGTAAGACGACAGCCCGTCGTGGTCCCAAAACTTACAGTTTCTACAGTTTTCCACAGCCGCCTCCGTGTTGTGGAAAACGGTATTAGTTCCCTAGACGGAAATCAAGACCACGCTACGTCCGCCAGCACACGGTCCACGACATCGTTCTCATTGTCGCGCAGGTGCTGGTAGATCTGCCGGTACACGCCTAAGCAGTCGATGGCCGCGTCCCCCGTGAGCAGGACTTGGTCGCCGTCTTCTTCGACCAGTTCCAGCCCCATCGAAGACACTTCCCAATCTACGCCAAGCGTGTTGATCCCGACATCCGGGTCGGGGAGGTCTAGTTCGTAGTAAAGCTCCGCCTCGCCGGTCGCATAAACCTCTTTGCCATCATATCGGACTGGTACATCTTCAAACTGGTAACGGAAATACTCACCCATCACTCTTTCTCCCCAAGCGCGGCGCGGGACATTCCGCATGTCATGTTGTCGATTTGCGTCAGCCGTCCATATAGGTCTGGCAGCAATTCAAACGGCGGAAGCTCACTGAAATGTTTGCGCCTTAGCGAAACTGCCAACTGTCCCGCATAACCATGCGCTTCATGCAGTTCAATACGCAGTCGCTCTATTTCGTCGGCGGCGGCTGTTAGCCAACTCTCAACATTGTCAGTCAATCCAATGTCCGCGTGGTGCCTGCGTAACTGTTCAACTATGTCACCCATCTTTCCTCTCCGCTGCTCTCATCACTTTTCTGCCGTAAGCAGTGCATCGGGGCTTAGCCCCATGGCCGGACTGGTACAAGGACACGCCAGCGCAACCCGTTCCACCCTTAGAGACTGCCACGGCCAGATAACGGACACCAGCCTCTATCTCATCCTCACAGGCCCGAAATGGGTGGGGCAGACCAACTTCGCGCGCTGCCGCACGTCCCACCTGCATCATGCCCTTGTACTGGCCGTTTTTCGCCCCGCATCTTTTGCGGCTCTCGACCCACGCCACCCCGTGGACTAATTGCCGGGGAAGGCCATGCCGGTCGGCGGCAGCGTCCAGCATAGCGTCCGTGGTATTGGGCAGGGGCGACTGGACAGAGAACACCGCCGCGAAGATGGCGGCGATCATCACTCTTTCTCCCCAAGCGCGGCGTCGTTAATCAGCGCAAACAGCTTCCGCAGGTCTTCAACTTCTTCGCGCAACCGTTCGATTTCCTTTGCCGATTGAAGGATCAGAAGATCATCTTCCGTATAGTCAGCATGATCTTCACAGTGCGGCACCAAATCGCGCAATCTGTCAGTGATGTCTCTCATCACTCTTTCTCCCTAAGCGCGGCGCGGGCATGAACAATGCAAGTGATAACGTCCCATCGTTCTGGGTCTACTTCTGCAATGTCGCGCAGCGCCTCACGCAGCCGCTCTATTTCGTCGGCGGCTTCTCGTAGCATTCCCCCTTTGTCGGCAGCATATTCGTAGAACACGTTTGCTGGGTTTAGCAGCCGTTCAACAATGTCAGT